AACGAAGGTGATGTACCCGGCCAGAACGCTTATCCAACTCCAGACCAAACTGATAAGCCAGACTATTTGTGGGCATCAACCAGATTTTTCTTTTGCAAGAGTGAGTCTATAAAACACGATGAGTTTATTAATCTATTAGATGACAGACAGTGGATAGCAGCACACAACGGTAGACCTCATAGATATCCAAACGTAACAGAACAGATATTAGGTTTCACAGCTGGAGCGAACAAGGTAATGTTTGCACCTAAAGAGTTAGAAGAGTATATGATTTTTTGTTGGCACACGTACCATAGTGGTACTATTGACAAGCTAAGGTATCTTACCTATGAAGAAATATATAAATATATAATGGAAACATGCGGTGGCATTTGTGGCCCGTGTGATGTTAATGAGGTTGGGTTATGATAAAACCTGAAAAAATAAACGATAAGTATTATGTTGAATTGCTTTCTTATGGTGAAGTACATCCAGCTGGCCCTTCTGCAACTGTGGCAAAAGAGCACTTCGGTGACAAACCTATAACCATCTTAGAGATTGGTGTCTTAAGAGGACACAATGCTCATGCAATGAACAAACTACTAAATCCAGAGCTTATGGTTTTAGTAGACCCTTGGGGTTTTTGTGGTGAGACACACGATAGTAATTGGGCAGACACTTGGTTTAGGATACAAGATGATGAAAACATTGTAGTGTTAAAAGCAAAATCAGAGTTAGCGTCTAAATTGCTGTCATGTAACTTTGATTTTATTTATATAGACGGTGACCATATTGGCGGTGAACTTTCACCAACCACCGAAGAAGAAGGTATTAGAAAAGATATTAAGTTATGGTTACCGAGGGTTAATGCTGGTGGTATCTTGGCTGGGCATGATTATAATTACGACAATATTGGACTAGAGGTTAACACCGTATTTGGTGATAAAGTAAATCACTCACCGTACATAGAGAATGGAACTCAAGAATGGTGGGTATATGTTTAACAATCTAAAGGAGAAAATATGATTTATAACGAAGTAGCGTCAAACGATTTATTTACTGAAGACTTGCAGGGTGAAAGAAACAAGGTACAGACGTTTTTAAAAGACAATCCAGACCTTTGGAATAGAAAGAATTAATATGAAACCAGACATAACGTTAGTATTCCCAAGCAGTCCGTTTCTGTTGAACCAGATAATGTTCCCACCGTTGGGGATAATGTATCTGAGTGCTTTTTTGAAACAGCATGGTATGGCGGTACAGTGTTTAGACATGGCTTTAGGACACACTGCTGATATGGCAGAGGCTGACATTATAGGTCTTTCTTTCACCACCCCACAGAGGGACGAGGCTTTTAAGTTGGCTAAGTATTATAAAAAGAAGGGTAGGTATGTAATGGCTGGTGGCCCTCATCCTACCCACATGCCAGAAGAGTGCAAGCAGAACGGTATAGATTTGGTAATACCGGGATACGGTGAAGTACCACTATACAATGCAATGCAAGAGATCAAGGGTGGTAGCGATAGAATAACTGAAGACGTTAAAATAGACGACTACCCAATGCCAGACAGAGACTGTTTGCCTATCAATAAGTATTACCAAGAAATAGATGGTTGTATAGCTACACCATTGATTGCCTCTAGGGGATGCTATGGAAGATGTTCGTTCTGTTCAAAGGTGAGTCCCAAGTTTAGCATACAGTCTGCTGAAAGAACTTTAGCTGAAATAGAGCACCTAAACTCTAAGTATGGCTACACTGCTTTCTCAATATATGACGACACCATCGCAACAGACAAAAAAAGGTTAAGCCTGTTGGCAAACGATTTGGTTGACAGAGGTTATAAGTTTAGATGCTTCTGTAGGGCAGACCTTTTAAATGATAAAAATGTTTGTTTAGACTTGTCAGCAATGGGTGTTGTTGACGTAGGTATTGGCATTGAAAGCGGTTCTGATTATATATTAAAGAAGAATATGAAGGGTAACACAGTTGACATTAATACTATTGCCGTAAGAAATCTACAAGAAGTTGGTGTAAGAGCGAAAGCTTTCTTAATTGTTGGACTTCCTGGTGAGAACGAAGACACGGTAAAAGAAACTGCAAGATGGATAGAGACTGCTCAACCTGATGATATTGGTGTTTCCATGTTTCAGCCTCTTCCGGGTTCAGATATTTTTAAACATCCAGAAAAATATGATATAGAGTTTAAGTATAATGGTAATCCAATGTGGTATAGAGGTACACCGGGTGAGTATAAACCAATGACAAGGACTAAAGACTTATCAACAGACAGAATAATAGAACTTAGAGACCAACTAGAAGGTAACTATAAACGTAAGGAGTTGCTTCAATGAGGGGTAAAATATATTGGATATGCAATAAATGCGGTACCGAGATTGAAGACAAGGTTAATTGGTTCAGCGGTAAATATACATGCACTAACTGTGGTACAGAAAAAGACTCTCACTATATAGAACAGCAGTTAATACAACGTGGTAAGATGAACCACGAAAAAAAGAATAAGGAGGAAAACGAATGCTAGACGTTTTTGTTATTAATGTACACCAACCTAACTCTAGTTTTGTAGAGGCAGTAAGTTCTTTCAATGGTAGGATTAACAGGATGTATGCGGTTGATACCATGGCAGACATAAACAATATAGCAAAAGAATCTGAGTGGTATGGAGTGTTGTATGATAATGAGACAATAGAAGACCAACTACTTGAGGCACTACCTGTTTTCTTTGAACAGTCTAAGGCTGATGTTTTGATAGCTTACCGTGGCAACAATGACAATATTAAACCAGAGTCAATGGGGCCAAGGTTTTTCAGGAGAGATGTCGTGTTGAGCAATTTGTGCCTTGACGTTGAAGACGAAGAAGGATTGGTATTTGATAAAATATTAAATGGATGGATTTTAAATAATGTCAGCACCTAAGAATATACCACAATACTTTGCAATGCTTGACAAGCTTGCTTCTGGTTCTAAGAAGGTTATTGAGGAAGATACCCCTTACCGGAACGCAGTAAGGTTTAGGGGTATTGTGTTGATGAATATTGTTAAGCAAAAATATGCAAGTTCATTTAAGAGACTCAGCAAGGCATATGAAGATAAGAAGGCAAGGCTTGGACAGGCACAAGGTTTTTGGAGGATGTCTAACGACCTTATTAGAAGTTTAAAAGCGTTTAGATACAAGAAGGGTAAGCTTAAGGGTTGGGTTGGTGGTGTGATTCCGGGGACAGCAAACGCTAACGGTGAAGATATTACGAAGTATGGTCTTGCGGTAGAGAATAGTATCAAGGGTGGTAGACCAGTGTTTGGAATGACAACGAATGACTATTACGGCAAAGACCTTAAGATAATTGGTAAAGATGCAGTAAAGAAGATTAAGCTTTTTTGGAGATAACAAATGAACACAATCAACTATGAAAAAATGTCACCAGTTGAACTTGTAAGAGTAATAAAAGAAAACTTTGCAGATCATAAAGAGTGTAAGCTATCGAGGTACAGTATTAAATGGGGAAAGTGGTCTAGGCAGATGAACGTAGCGATAAGGGCAAGACTTGGAGGTAATGAGCCTAAAACGGTTAAAGACAAACTAATGGTAGTCCATAATTATTGGAAGCTGGTATCAGAAATACTTGAACTTTATTTGTCTAGCGGATTCTTCAATGGTCTTAAGAGAAATAAGTTTATTGATGAAGCACAGGGTTTGGAAAACATTATAAAAGGGGTATCGTAACGTGGGATTAGAACCAACAGCAAGAGAATCAAATTTAAGAGACAGTCTTAAGAAGTATTTTGTTGACCATCTGTCCAAGACACACGGTATAGCACTTAGGATGTTTGACAAGAACTTGAGTACACCAGCAACACAGACCAAGGCAATAGACCAATGGGTATCTATATCAATGGGTAGCAAGACAAGAGATATAGTATCATCATTGGTGCTTGACATATATTGTAACACACGCAAGGACGCTGAAGGGTTTAAGTTGTCTCAGTTGACTGATACTGTTTATCAATACCTTGTAGACCTTACACAGACAGACAGACTGGCAAGGATACCCTTCTACCAAAGCAAGCCAAAGGGTCAGTCTTGGGTTCTACTTGGTGCTCTATTAGTTACAGACATTATTGAAAGTGATGATATTGAAGGTGAAGATAAAACAAAGTTTAAAATACTAACGGTTAGTTTGCGATGGCCTGCAAATGTATAACGGGGGACAAAATGGGTGACAAGATATTTATCAACTGTGAGAAGTGTGGGAAAAGACTTATAGAGAGATTACCAAACGGGTTATTCAGGTTCCTTTATGGCAAGAGTTCTAAACATTCTCTTGACATGACCCCAGCTGTTGAAATTGTAATAAAGGGTAACGTAGAGATTAAGTGCTTAAGCAGAAAATGCAAGCATGTTAATAAGCTAAGCTACCTTCCAAATATTGGAACATAATCGCTTGTCGAAGACTTACAATTGCTGATGCGAAGCTCTGGGTAATAAACTAAACATGAACAGAAAGGATTAAGTTATGGCAAGAACAGGCCCAACAACCACAGATTCGTCAACCGTAAAACTAGGCTTGGCGCAAATTAGAGTCGTTGATTCATCTGATAATATTGCCAACAGAAATGTTGTCGGTACGTCCTCAGACTCTATAGGTACTTTGGCAACGACCAAGTACACAGGAGACACAGAATTCTATAAACTTGAATCTGGTTTTCCTCTTATGACAGATGCGTATTTCCCCCTTAGAGAAAGTGCTATGCTTGAGTGTGGCATCAGGGAAATGACCCCATACAACTGGGCATTAATATATGGATTAGACCCCACTGGTGGTACTTATGCTGAGGCACATTCTGGTGAGATTAACTTGGGAGCAAGAACAACTCCTGAATTTCTAAGAATGGAAGCAGTATATACATACCCCGATGGTACTCACTATATGTATATCGTATTTCCGAGAGCACAGGTTACATCAACAGTTGAAGAAGATAGCCAGTTAGAAGAAGCTTCTTCCGTACCTGTTACCTTTACCGCTACCCCAGCAGATAGTTCTATTACTGATGGTAATGCGGCATGGGATGATGGCCCTCTTGGTAGAATTTATTGGGAATAGTCCCTAGCAATCTTATTTAAGAAAGGATTTAAAATGGAACAAGTATCAAACCCAGAAGCAGAGAACAAAACGATGAACCCTCAGATTGCGAGTGTCGATATCGGCATTCGTAGTTTGAGACCCATCGAGATATTACCTTTATCAATGGGTGATTTAAACAAAATAATAGCATTGATAGAAAAAGATTTAAAAGAATACATGGAACGCAACCCCGAAGGTGGTACTGAAATTACGATAGGTACATTTATCGTTAATACCATAAAGAACAACATAAATAAGGTTCTCGTTCTTGTGTTGGATGTAAATGACAAACATGTAGATAAGATTTTAAATGAAATGACTACCATGCAAGCAAGCGAGATTGTTAAGATAATTTATGAAGAGAACTTTTTCAACCCATTTGAAAAAAACTTAAAGAGCCTTCTCGCACAAACGCTGGGAAGGCTGTTTCCACAGCAGACGCAGTTAGAACCGTCATTAGAAGCTACGGAGGATACAGAATTGAAGACTTCTACCGAAAGCGATGGTCAGACGGAGGCGTAACCAAGAATCAGATGTTATTCTTCTACAACAGAGCACAAGAAGAAGAATACGAAAATATGAAGTTCCAAGCTGGATTGCAGGGTGTTGATTTAGACAAAGAGATTAATAAGCAACAGACGATCAATACGAGTAAGGGTGAAGTGACGTTGCCGGGAGAGTTTATGTTTGGTGACCCAGCAGAGAACGAAGACCTGTCAGACAAAGAGAAACATGATTTAACGGAAAAGATGATGGGTATGCATAAAAGGTGGGCAGGTAATAAGTTGAAAGGTATGTAACATGGCAGAACAAACATTAATTCTTGGAACATTATTTACAGGTAAGCTAGACCCTTCGTTTAAGAAGTATCTAGTATCCATGAAACGATTGGTTCGTGGTGTTGGTGATGAGTTTACTAGGACTGGAACCAAAGCTACTAGAGCTACAGCAAAGGTAAAACAGTTTACGTCTGCTGTAAACGCAAGTAACAAAAAGTCAAAGATGGCTAGCTCTGGTGTGGGGGCTGGGTTTGCGTCTGCTGGTAATAAGGCTGGTGTAGCTACGTCACAAATAATGAAATATAACGGAGTTGTAAGAGACAGTGTTATACAGCTTGTACGTTCTGGTGGTGTTGGGTTAGCCAATAGGTATGAACATATCGGCAGACGAGCCTTCCAAGCTACATCACCAGTATTGCGGTTTACCCAAGCATTAAAAAGAATCTTTACAACAATGGGTGGTGGTGGTGGTGCAATTGGTGGTGGTGGTGGCCCTTTTAGATTGATTGGTGATAGTGCAAAAGGTGCTTCGTCTAAAGTTGGGTCGTTCACAGAAAAGGTTGTCGATGGCAAAGAGCCAGTAAAAAAATATGGTGGGTTCCTAACAAGAATAGGGAAGGCATTTAAAACATTACTAGCGTATGGTGCTGCTGGTGCTGTTATTATGGGTATCACTCAGGCTTTACGTGCTGGTTTATCTGAGATAGTTGCATACGACCAAGCACTAAAGAATCTTGAAGCAATCAGTGGTGCAACAACCCTAGAACTTATCATTATGGGTGACAAAATAAAGGATGTTGCCAGAACAACAAGGTTCTCTACCCGTGAGATTGGGCAGGGCATGGTCACCATAACACAGGCTGGTTTTACCGCTGTAGAAGCCATACAAACAATGCAAGCTGTAGCAGACCTATCAACCGGTACACTTACAAGCATGACAACAGTATCAGATTTGCTTACCACGGCTCTTAGAGCCTTTAACTTGGAAGCACTTCAGTCTGGTAGGGTTGCCGATGTTATGGCAAACGCTGTCAATAAATCAAAACTTACAGTTGACAAACTAAGGATTGCTTTCAACTTTGCAGGTGCTGCATCTGCTCAGGCTGGTCTATCAATCGAACAGACTGCTGCATCAATGATGGTTCTTGCTAACAATGGTCTTAGGGCTAGTACGATTGGTACTGGTTTTAGGCAGGTCTTGAAACGTCTTATTGCACCAAACGAGAGATTGCGTGATGCATACCTTCAGGCTGGTGTTGCACTTGATGGCCTAACTATAGACCAAACACAATCATATGAAAAAGTTTTAATGAACATAACAAGGGTTTTGTTTGATGCTGAAACAAGAACGGTTGATATGGCTAAGGCATTTAAACTATTTGGTCTTAGGGGTTCACAGGCAGCTGCTATTCTAGTTAAAGAATATGCTTCTGGTAGATTTAAACAGGCTATTGATAGAACCTTTGATATCGGTACTGCTGCTAAGATGGCCGGTATACAGTTTCAAGGGTTAAAAGTATCAATCAAAAATTTAAAGGATAATTGGGGATTATTGTTTGTAGCCCTTGGAGAAGGTGGTATAAAAACTGCGCTGTCGGTTGTTCTTCAGTTGGCAAAGAAGTTGATAGTTGTTTTTACAGACTTAGCCTCAAGGGGGTTTTCTTCTGCCATCATGCAGGTAACGCTATTGACTGGAGCTATTTGGGGTTCAGTTAAAGCCGTAAATGCACTGGTTAAAGCATGGCAAATGTTAGCTAAGAGTAGATTTATGATATCGCTTATGTCTACAGGTGGTATAGCTGCTCTTGGAAGTAGTTGGATTGGTTTGATTGCACTTTTTGTTGCGTCAGCTACAATAGCTATCTATAAGTTCATTACGGCATCTGATAGGCTTGGAGATTCTTTTTTGAAACTAGCTGCTGACCATCATGGCGTTGCTATATCTCTTGAGTCTTATGCTGGAGCACTTGAAGAAATATCTAAAAGATTGAATGGCCCAGACGCTAAGACTGCTAGACAAGAATACGAGGCAACACTAGAAAGATTTGTTAAAGACCATCCTATTGTTGCTAAGTCTCTAGACGTATATACCACGTCAATAAAGAACAACATCGAGGCTATGAAAAACGCTTCTACTGATGAGTATTCTAAAGAGTTAAAAGAGCGACTTAGTGCTACTAGAGAATTAACCAGTGCAGAAACAGCTAGGAACATTTCAAGCGGTTTATGGGAATTTGCTAAGGGTGATTTTAATGGGTTTTTGAACCAATTTAGTATAACTTATAAGTTTTTAGAAAAAATGAACGGAATAGCAGTTGGTAGTATTGAAGAATTAAGAAACGAAACATTCAAGATGATTGATAGTGTTAGCTTAAACGATTTTCCTCCACAGATAAGGGGGATAATATTTATGCTTAAAAAATTGTCTGGTGCTGCTGGTGTGGTAGGTAGAGACTTGGAAATAATTGGTGAAGATATTGCTAATACTGGAAAAAACACGAAGGCTGGTCAGGATGCTATTAAAAAAACAGCAGATGCATTTTATGGTATAGCTGAAATAATAAGGAATATGCAACTAAAGAAAAAAGATTTTTCTATTGATGATTATCTAGATATAAACAAAATGAAGCTTTCTAAAGAAGAATATGCTGCACTTGAAGCTCAGATGAAAAAGGTTATAGCCAAAGAAAAGGAACTTGCAAAAGAAAGAGCTAGGATTGACGCAGAGAATGCTAGGTATGCTCGGGCAGAAGAACCAGATTTTTTCAAGAATGCATTAGGACAGACCGATGACCAAGGTATAATAAATAAACTAAGAGCCTCATTTGATACTTATGAGTCTGTATTAGCAACAGAGTTAGAGAGGATAGATGCTCAAGAGGGTAGATTTTATGGTAACTCTGTTAAGCGTGCAGAAGAAAAAGAAAAAGCTAAGGTAGATGCACTGCAAGACGCTACACTTGAAATGATGAAGATATTAAAGGCATCAGACATAAGTTTGTTGACCGAACAGGCTAGGACTTTAAGGGTTGAACTAGATAAAATAAATTCCCAGAAAAAAAACAACAGAGACCAGAATGAAGTAAATTCACTACAAGACAAGCTTGCCCTTGCTAATAAGGAATTAGCTATTTTACTTGCTGGTTTCAATAAGCTTATGGAGGACAACCCCACGTTAAAGACAGACGATTTAACGTTCTTAAACCCTCTTATAATGGCATTTGATAAACTTGATATCAAGGTAAATAAGGCAGACCAAGCGGTTAATGACACATTTAAGAATTGGGAAAAGATAGGTGTTGACGTTGGTAACTCTCTTGTAGATAACATAGCAAATGGTTTTGGGGAGATAGCATCTGGTGCAGACAGCATGGCTGAAAGGTTCCAGAGCATGGCTCAACGTATGATTCAGGACATGATAGCACTGATATCAAAGGTTCTTATGTTGAAAGCATTACTTGGTGCAACAGGTGGATGGACTGGCGGTGGTTTGGTTAACAAGTTTGCACAGGCAGGTCTTGGTAAGCTTGGATTTGACAACCCCGTATCTTCTGTTGCAGGAAGTGCCATTGGTGGTATGGCACGTAGTTCTACACCTATTGCAAACAATATAATAAACCCTATCGGTAATATGGTAACACCAAAGGTTGCCCGTAGCGTAAGCGGTGGAGGTGGTACAACAACAACAACAAATCATTTTAAAATTAATGCTGTAGATGCTGGCTCGTTTAATAAGCTTCTATCAAACAGGGGAGCAAGGGCTATAATGGTAAACACAATCACATCTAACAAACAGCACAATGGTGTTATAAGGAGTGGGAACTAATGAGTACAGAGATATTTCATTACCAACCAATGATGTTAGACACAAAAGGCGGTACTGTTTTCAATGTTGTTCATTCTGAATTTGAGAACATGGCAGGGCAACGTGGTTTAATATCCGAGAGGCAGAAACAGTATTTTTCGTTCTCATATAACGACAAGCTGTTACTACCGAATGAATCAGAGACGTTAAGAGATGAGATACAGGCGTTTTACAATGCACGGCAAGGTTCTTATGACAACTTCTTTCTTCCTTCGTGGCGGTTAGAACTAAAGTTACAGGATGCTGTTACAACTGCTGATAATACCTTCACTTTATATAAGAATCCATCATATTTTGGGTTCTCAAAAACAATACTTGAAGCTGGGAATTATGTATATTTTTGTCACAAGTTCCCAAGGGACTTTGAGGTTTCACCGACACATGAAGTTAGAAGAATAACTGATTGGTCTGAAAGCGGTGGTGAGTGGACTGTTACTGTTGACAGCACGTTTGATAACAACTATGGCGTTGGAACATACGTTCAGAAAGCTTATATCGTTTATTTTACATCACCTGATTTGTCGTACATAAAAGACATACCGTATAGCGTTGGGTACACAATAGACTTTGTAGAAGATTTATCAGAGTTATATCTATCAGATTATGGAGGTTAGTTATGCCAAGAGAAGGCCCATTAGATTTCTTTAAACAAAAAAACAAACTTCAGTATCAGTTGATTAACCTAGCTGTTGTTGAAGCTTCGTATGTATATATGTCTGACCTTGCCTCTACTTCTACTAAGACCACAGCGGTTGTGTCAGAGACTGTAAGGGTTATATTAAATGCTGCTGTAACTGCTCACAGCTATGACTATGCTGCAAAAGGTGATGGCTATTGTTGGTGTCTTTCGTTTGATGACGGTGCTAACGTTGGTGCTATGAGGCAGGTATCTGCTTATAATTCTACCACTGGAACGTTTACTTTTACAGTACCTCTTGACAATGACCCAACCACTGAACCAGACAGGATAAGAATATCAAAGAACCTGTTCCTTGCTGGCAAAGTAGATTCAGTTAATTTTTATATCCCAGATGAATCATACGGTGACGATGTTAAAATGGTATATGTTCCATTCCCAATGACTATTGTACCAATGGGTACTAACGCCAAGGGTGAAGTTATGACCTTAGATATAACACTGTCAGCGGTTAATAAGGTTATAGTTAATGCTGTGTTACTTGCTGATGGTATACAGGGAAACAGGGTATATCACTTAAGAGTATTTGAGGGTACTCTTGGTCAAGGTAAAGAATACTGTATCAAGGATTCAGCTTACATTGATTCAGTTTCAATTAACAACTCACAGATTCAGTTCTTGCTTGAGAGTAAGCACAACATAGTAGACGTACAGCTTCCGGGTTGTACTTATAACATTGACTTTTGCAGGTTCAGGTTTAAGGGTGATGAATGTGGTTGGACATACACAGATGGTTCTAAGGGTGATGGTTACAGTTTTGATTACTATGAGAAAAAGAACGCAGCAGGAACAGTTATAAAAGAATACCCTCTTGTAAAATCAGACACATGTGACCACACTTTAAACGGTGCAAACGGTTGCCAAGCACATAACAATTCACTTAGATTTGGTGGGTTCCCAACATTATAATGAAGAAGAAATCATATCAAAAATACATAGGGTTACCTTTCAAGCACCATGGTCGTGACGTAGACGGCATTGACTGCTGGGGGTTACCAATGCTTTATTATAAAGAAGTGTTGGGGGTAGAACTTCAGGACTGGTGGTACGAATCCGACTGGTCTAAAAAAGGTGAGAACTATTTTGTAGATAACTATAAAGACTTTCATTTTGAAAGAGTTGATTCACCAACGAAGCACGACATAGCTTTGATCTTTACTGACATTAAAACGAAGATACCGAACCATGCCATGATAATTATAGAACCACCAAACATAGCACTGACTGCTGCAAGTAGGGGTTCTCATCTAACAGATTTAAACAACAATGTTTGGAAGCGTAGGATAGAAGGATTTTATAGGTTATGCCAAGACTAACGTTAATTAAAAATCCATTAACACCTGAAGATAAAGTTGTATTTTACAGCCAAGAACTAGACCTTAAGACTTTCTTAGGCAAGTTTCTTTTTGTGAACCCAACTTGTAAGGGTTTTTTACAGAGCAACGAACTAGCGGTAAAACTTAACGATGTTTTACTTACCAACAAGAAAAGCCTAGCCAATCTTGTACTTAAAAATGATGATGAGTTTGTAGTGTTTCCCAATATAACAACCGGTGTAGAGACGGCTGCTGTTGTTGCTACTGCTGCTGAAGTGGCTGCTACAACTGGGCCAGTTCTGGCAGCACCTGCAATAGCAGCACCATCTGTTGCAGCTACTGGTTTAATATCTTCCAACCTAGCATTGGCTGGCATGTCTCAAACAGCAATAGGTGCTCTTGAATTAGGTGCGACAATGGCTGGTGTTAGTGGTAGTGTAAGTGTTGGGTCTGTTGTTGCAGAGATGGCTATATCAACAGCACTGTCTATGGGTGTCAACGCAATGTTTGCACCGTCACTATCAAGTCCATCTGGCCCTACAGACAGTTCACCTTCTTATGGATGGGACTTAAGTACATCAGCAAAAGAAGGAATAGCAATACCTGTTGTGTACGGTGAGCACTTGATTGGTGGCAACGTTATAACGTCAGCAAAAGAATATACTATACAGGAAGAATGGAGGTGGAAGGAAGCTAAGAAGGATAGGAAACCAACTTTAACTTGGAACGCATTCCCATTTTTAAATACATGCTTACTCGGTGCAACAGAACCTATCCGTGGTGTTGAGGTTGAATGTAAACTTGACACACCATACATATTCTTTAGTTATAAACTATGGGACGAGAAAAGATGGTTAAAGTTCTGGGCAGATTTATTTGATAAGATTACAGAAAACGACAATACGAATCCTATAACTACAACTTCACATTTGGATTCTATAGTATCTACCATAAATGCAGCAGTTATTTATAGGTTGACACAAATAAACGAACAAGAAAGTCCTAAGTTTACTGAGATATTAGACAACCCTAAAAAAGTTGCCAATCTTGATCTAGCTACAACAACTGTAAATCACATAATGACTAGCAATGCTTTATCTAAACCTGCTAGTGTTAATGGTAAGCTTTATATAGTAGATTTTGCAGAAGAGGTATTACGAAGAATAGAAGTCGCTATTGATGATGCACTCGATGCATCATGGGAAGATTTTAAGGACACTATAATAGTTACTCCGTTTGACCCTATCTCACAGGGTAGTACATATACAGAGGTGTTCCAAAAATATGCAAAGGATAGAGATAATCTAGGTACTTACGTATTTGGTTGTTGGTACATAAACACTAGGGGGTTTGGGTTTTCATTAATACCTAATTATGAAAAGATAGCGGCTGCTTTTTTGTGGTTTGGAGACCTACTTACTAACGGAACTTGGGCAGAGGGTTTATACGACTGGGCAAAATTAGTTTTCAGACTTCTTGCCTTTGGTAATTTCGATGGTGGAGATCACGGTCTTGATACTCAAGACCTAATAAACTTTGAAACATTTGCACTAGAGTTCCAGTTTGATGTTAAAGAAGTATTAATACCAAAATACTCAACCCCACGAGAGTTCATTTTTAACCTAAAAAGAGATGACGACTACGAAGAAGATATAAAACGAAGTCAAGTGTTACATCAACTAACAGCACTGTCTGAGGGTGAATGTAAGGGTCTTAAAGAAGTGTTTGTTGAGGACTCGCCAGCAAAGAACGTACAGAATTTAGAGATTTCTTTTTTCAAGGGTGATAACGCACAGAACATCTCTGTTGGTAATCAGATGGTGAATACTTTTGACAACTTCAATCACGCTACCAAGTTTCATTCAAGGGATAATGAATTAAACGACAAGGTGGACTATGTAGAGTTTTTATCAACAAAAAACTTTTCGGTAGACAATGTTATAGTTGAAACACAGTCTACAATTTATCGTGTTTCAAAGAGTGGTCATACGAGACCCCTGAAACATAACTTTTTTAAGTTTGCTATACAGGTTGGTTTTACATGGTCTGATTTTGATGCTTGGGACGGCTTGGAAGCAATAACTCCAGCAGCACTACAGGCTGGTGCTTTCTTACATCAGGAATATGAGTTGAAGGGTCAGTTTGATACACAACCCACAATATCAAGGTTTGCAGCACTACCCATTAGAGACTTCCTTATGCCAGAGGCAGACCTACCCCTACTTGTAACGAGATTTCCTTTTGCTGCTCTAGGGTTGTGTGCTTGGCTAGGTATAACATTTGGTGGTGAAGAATATGTTCATCAAAGATACATATCAGACACACCATATAGAGACACAGTTTTAAATGCTATAAAAGAAAAGATAACTACTTACTTTTTAGGTCAGGGAGAACGTATAAGGGTTAGGGTTATAAGGTTGGTTCCATCGTGGGATAATTCTGGCTTTTCTCGCCAGGGTGCTTTTGATTTCAAGGTAACTGGCTTCCAAGAAGTTGCTTACAGGGGGTTTGACTATCCGAACACTGCACTGATGGGGATTAAGTTTAAGGCAAACTCAAAGTATAACGCTTCTATCCCAAAGATAACAACACTGCTTAAAGGAAAGAAGGTTCTTGTTCCAAAGCTTGAGTTGGTTGAGAAAGGCAAGGAAAGAGTTTACCACGAGTTGGCATGGTTTGATGAAGACGTAAACTTATACAGAAGTAGGCAACACAACGGTAATAAATGTACTTATGCCCGTGACTCGGAGAACAGGATAGTATTTGTTGAGGAGTGGTCAGACAACCCAGTATGGTGTCTGTATGATTTAATAATAAATAAAAGATATGGCCTTGGTAATTACACCTCTCAATTTAACCTGCCTATTGATTGGTATCTTGATACTGCTGAATACTGTGACACGTATGTACCTGATGGCACGGACAGGAAGGCTTCTTCCCTGAGTATGTCTCAGCTTATAGACCACGACTCTGACTTCTTTAAGCATGGTGACCCGTATTATGATGACAATGAAGAAGAATTGTATGTACGTGGTACTGGCTTGTTTGGTGGTGCAATAACAGATGCTCTTAATTACCCCAACTCAACAAAATATGACAAGACGGTAGCTGGCGAAGCTATATTTGGAAGAACTGATGTGGGTGGATGGACAAAAGCTGTTGTAGAAAGGATATTTAGAAGTGTACCAAACGTAGTATCTACATATGCAGATATAACTTTTGCAAAAGCATACACCTCGACAACCACAAGGGTTGGTTCTGAGTTCTGGACTAATGGTATCCCTTGTATAGATTCATCAAACACAGAGTATTATAACCGTTATCAGCTTGGTGAGAAACGGTTTGTATTAGACTTAGTTATTGACTCAACATCAAGTGCGATAGATTGGTTAAAGACTATATGTGACACCTTTAGGGCGTTCCCGATGTGGGTTGGTGGTGGGTATAGACCTGTTATTGATAGGATAAAAGACCCTGTTGCAATACTTGGTATGGGTAATATTATAAAAGACTCGCTTGAAGTTTCTTATGTACCCCTATCCAAGTCATACAATATTGTTGAAGCACAGTTTATGAACGAACTTAATATGTATAAGCGTGACACAAGGCAGGTTGTTGACGCTGCTGTTGATGTTGCATCTGCCACAGCAGTTCATAACACTATAAGAACTAAGCAGGTTAAGCTATCTGGTGTTACAAGACCGTCACAGATTGTAAGAGAACTGCTCTATCAGAAGATAAACTCAAACGAAAACAGGAAAACTATAAACTTCGGTATGGGTGTTGAGCATGTAAACATGACAGCTGGAGACATCTTTGTGTTTAATCATTCTCTTATGACCTCTACAATATTAAGTGGTAGGATACAGGGTTACGATTCTTCAAGCGGTGACAAAGTATTACTCGACCAAGACCTATCTGGACTGTCTTTACCTCTCAACCTTAATGTTACCTTATTAATAGGTGATGCTTATTGTGACGAGTGCCAAAAGACAGTTTGGAAAGACGAGGATGAAACAATAAAAAATGAAACCGCAACAACATGTCCTTATTGTGGCGGCCCAATTGATGGTACAGAAGAAGTTGTTGAAGTATCTGTTACTTCTATTGATGGCAACTGGGTGTATGCTACATTCGGTCAGGTAAAACCAGTAGCGTTTAATGTGTACGAGATAGGCCCATCTACAGAAACAAGTCAGAAATACAGAGTAATGTCTGTTCAGCCTGATATAAATAATGTTGCTCAGGTTATGGCAATAGAATATAACAAGGCAACCTACGGTAAGAGCAGAACACTTGTTGACGGTGTAACAGAAACAGCTTATGATGAAGCTACAATAGCAACACAGAATAATCAAGTTTCTATTTTGCCATTAATGAAAGCCGTACAACCCGTTAGAAGTTTATTAATAATACCATACAACCTATTAAACAATGAGATTTTAATAAAATTCCTAGCACCAAGTTCTATAGTATCTAATATATTATATAAGGGTGGTAGGGTAGTAATAACAGACCCATACGGTATTTCTGAAGAATTCACAGATGTTGATGGAGACAACGGTCTAAAGGTAGGGCTTGCAGATGCAAACGCTCAATATAAGATTCAGGTTTTTGCTACATACGCTGGTAAGACAGAAGCTGTACCCGTTCAGACTAACATACAGTTAAACATATTCAACTTTGGAGGGCAGGCTACAGAGGTTTACGCACCAGAGGTTCCGAACTTACGGTTAGCTTCTCGGTCAAGACCGTGGGGTAAATACACAAAGTGGGAAGATAATTATAATGGGTTTATTTCATCACGCCCTGTTTTTAAGTGGGATGCTGTCGGACTTGGTGATGAAGACAATGATCTTTTCACTAAGAATCAACTACAGATTGCAGGTTACAGACTAACCATTGAACTAAGCCATAGTCCCCGTGAAGATGTTTTGGAAGAAAGTGGTACACCTGCCGTGTGGGGTAAACAAGAAGTTTTTACTACCAGCAAGTGGGTATTAGAGAAAGCAGTTGATTTGGCATCAATATCTAATACACGTGAGGGTGACACCCCAGCTCAAGAATTAGCTAAGATACAGGGTATAAGGGCATCTATTGAAGCTTTCACTGACGGTAACCAGTACAGCCAAGTTGTAAAATCAGAAGTGTTTTATCCACATCAGGTAGCTTGCCCTCTTAAAGTAACAACAGTACCGTTCCTTGGGAGTGTATATATTTGGTGGAATGAAGACCCAGACTGGCAGGACATAGACCACTTTGAAGTTTATTTAAAGATATCAAAACCCCCCGGTAATTTTTTTGGTATAGCTAGTAAAAAAAGTTATGAATGGGAAACAACCGAGCCTGAGATAACAACCAACAGGTTTATAACTATAAAAATACCAGTAGAAGAAGTGTTTGGATTCAACGCACTTGGTGCTTTGTGGGGATGTACGTTTGAACCAGCTATAGTTGCAGTTACTAAAACTGGTGCTCTTAGGTCTGCTAGAGGAGTAGCTGGCCCTATAGAAGAGGAACCGCCAGTAACACAGACACCTCAAGGTGGTATTCCAGACTACATGTTGCAAACTCCTGCTTCTCATATTACCGTATATGATACTATCCGCCCATTCCACCTTCCACCAACCGTAGCACAGCAAAGAAGTGATAGTTTTCAGTTCACAGAATCTTACAACGTAAGACAGGCACTGATAGATGGTCATCTAGGTAGTGGTGTAGAATATACTGGGTTGATATGGGGACTACTAAAAAACGTAGTAAGAATAACATATGAATCACCAAACGAAGAAGATTTTATTAAGATTGCTTTTAATGTTGACAAAGCGTGTAAGATATGGGTTGAGTATTTACAGCAAGACGATTATGGCAACTACTTAAGGGGTCGGTGGGATTATTTAGGTGGTAATGATAATGGTGACCATGATTTAGATTCAGACGGTCAGCTTACATCATATGCAACAAGTGTGTTGGCAATAGACAAATATTGGGAAGTACCTTCTGGAAGTTCGGGAGCTTTATTCCCTGTTGCTCTTAAAAATAAGTATCTTCGTTTAATGGTATCACCGTTAGATGAATCAAGTACGGTAACCGTGAACGAGATTAGGTTTACCCGTGTTGGTACTTTTGACCAAGTAAGCGTTGATTTAATAAAGAACTTAAATTGGGATTCTGGGGACGAGAAGTTTTACTTAGACGCTAATGCAACTGGAATGGTTGATCCAGCGACTGGCCCTAGTTCTCCTGTACTGTGGGCATCTGATGGTGGAATAGGAACAAGCAGAGAATACCCTGCCGTTAGATTAACTACAAACGGTCTCTACATAGACGGCCCCGGTGGTATAGTGTTTAGCGGTGAGAACGGTCTTGCTGATTGGACACCAGATAATCAATACTATCTTAGCAACTGGAATACAGACGGTATAGACTTCTCATCAACAGGACAAGACAACGTAACATGGTCTAGTGGTGATATAATCCTTGGTGACAACATAACCTATTCAATAACAGGTGATAGTGCAACCATATCAGCAGGTGAATCACTGTATGTTTACTTTGATAGGAACAGTTCAACTACTACTTTTTCAACAACAAACACGTTCTCAACTTTAATTGAACCAGGTTATATATTAATAGCAAGAGCAACCTACAATTCAGACGCACTTCAGTCTGCTACAATAACATGCAAGAACATATTACCATCAATCATAACGTCTACACAGATAGGGCCGAACTCTATTACAACCAGCAACTTGACTGCTAATTGTGTTGACACAGATCAACTGAACGCAGGTGCGGTAGAGGCAGACAAAATTAACGTAAGCACCTTGGCTGCAATATCAGCTGACTGTGGTACGCTGTCTGCTGGAATAATACAAAACTCTGGATGGGGTTCTGGAGAATATAATTTCTACCTAGATGCTGATGGTACTGGACTTGTGTCTGGTGAGATTGGCCCTTCTGACCCTGTGTTCTGGGCATCAGACGGAGGGATTGGTGGCACAAGAGAATATCCTAACGTAAGACTAACACCTAGTGGTTTATTATCGGGTAGTGGAGATGGATTTAGGGTTGAAAATTCTGGTGAAATAGGCCCGTCAGGTGAAGGAAGTTGGAGTTTAATAGACGATTACTATATGAAGACTTGGACTACAACAGTTGAGTTTTCATCTACTGGATACAACAACATCACTTGGAGTTCTGGTACATTAACGTTTGCAGACCTAACGATACATTCTATTAGCGGTGGTAGTGCAACAATTCCAGAGGATGGAACCACGTTTGTTTATTTTGAAAAGTCTGTTTCAACAACAGAATTGCAAACAACTAATGATTTTAGTGAATTAGTAAGATACGGATTGGTGATAATTTGTAGGGCAATTTATAATAGTAATACCGCTAGTAATGCATCTATAATAGGACAAGGTATAGTACCACCAAGGTTTACGGAAAACGAGATAGCACCACTTTCTATTGCAACAATACACTATCAACCTAACTCTATTACATCGGGTGAGATAGCACATAATACAATTCAAACAATTCATTATGAACCTAACTCTATAGATTACGAAGCAGTTGGTGAGAACGCTATAGATACAATTCATATTGTTGAAAACGCTATCACTGCTGTTGAGGTGGCAACTAACGCTATTGAAACTGTTCACATTGTTGAGAACGCTATCACCGCTGTAGAGGTAGCAACTAATGCCATAGAGACTATTCACATAACTGATAATGCAATAACATCAGGTGAAGTTGCTTCAAATGCTATCAACACGGTTCATATTGTTGAAAATGCTATCACCACGGTAGAGGTTGCTACTAATGCTATTGAAACAATTAATATTGTCGAAAATGCTATCACCCCAGTAGAAGTTGCAACCAACGCTATTGAAACAATACATGTTAGTGCTGGTGCAATAACATCAGGTGAGATTGCTACAGATACTATAATAGCAAGCAATATTGCAGCAGGGGTTATCACTGCAAATGAGATAGCTGCTAATACTATAACTGCAACTAACATTTCAGGTGAGACAATCACCGCCAATGAGATAGCAACTGGAACTATAACAACAAACGAGATTGCAACCAATACAATTACGGCTGACAATGTTGCATCTAATACTATCACGGCATCAGAGATAAAGGCTCTTACTATAACATCAGATGAGATAGCTGCTAATACTATAACTGCTAGTGAAATATTTTCAGGTACAATAACAGCTAACGAGATTGCAACTGGAACAATAACCGCAAACGAGATAGCTACCAATACAATTACAGCAACAAATATATCTGGTGAGTCAATCACTGCTAACGAAATTGCAGCTGGGACTATTACTGGGGATAAAATTCATGTCAATACTATCGAAGCTGGTAACATATCTGGGGAAACTATCACGGCTAACGAAATTTTATCTGGAACCATAACAACAAATCAAATAGCAACTGACACCATAACGGCCAACAACATCTCTGGTGGAACAATAACAGCTAATGAGATTTCATCTGGAACAATAACCTCTGAGGAAATAGCCACCAATACTATCACTGCACAACAAATATCTGGTGGAACAATAACAGCTAATGAGATTTCATCTGGAACAATAACCTCTGAGGAAATAGCCACCAATACTATCACTGCACAACAAATATCTGGTGAAACAATAACTGCCAATGAGATTGCAGTAGGTACAATTACTGGTGACAGAATACATGTTAATACTATAGAGGCAAGCGTTATTTCAGGTGAAACAATAACCGCAAACGAGATAGCAGTCGGTACTATTACCGGAGACAGGATTCATGTTAACACTATAGAGGCAAGCGTTATCTCAGGTGAAACAATAACAGCAAATGAGATTGCAGTAGGTACAATAACTGGTGACAGGATAGCCGTAAACACTATAGAAGCAAAGTATATCTCTGGTGAAACAATAACCTCAAATGAAATTGCTGCGGGTACTATAAAAGGCGACAGAATAGAATTTGGTACACTTTCAGGAGAACACATAGGTGCCAATACTATTAAGGGAGACAATATATTTTTTGGTACAATCTCAGGTGAACACATAGCAGCTAATACCATAACAGCTCAAGTAATCTCAGGTGAGACAATAACCTCTAATGAAATTGCTTCACAGTCTATAAGAGGTGACAGAATAGAATTCGGTACACTATCCGGAGAACACATAGGTGCAAACACCATTAAGGGCGACAATATATTCTTTGGTACAATCTCTGGTGAGCATATAGCCGCTAATACTATCACAGCTCAGGAAATATTTGCTAAAACTATAACTGCAAATGAGATTCAGAACGCAACTATTACTAGTGGTGAGATTCTTGGTGGTACTATTACTGGTGCATTAATAGAAGATGGTACTATTACTGGTGCATTAATAGGAGATGCTACTATCGTTGGCGGTAATATAGATACTAATACTATAACAGCAACTCACCTTGATATAACTGAGGGATTGTCTTCTATAACAGCTGATGTAGGTACACTAACAGCAGGTGTATTTAGAAACACGGATTGGGGAGACGAACCAACTGCTACAAATAACAAGTTTCAGCTTGATTTAAGTACAGGCATTATTACGGTAAACACGGAAGAAGGTTTGATTGTTTCAGCAGCAAACGGAATGACTGTTACTGGTGGTATAAATGTAACTACGGGTGGTGTTACTATTGGTGCTGGTGGTAGTCTGGATGTTGCAGGTAGTTCTACAATATCAGGCAGTGAGACTGTAACTGGTGACATTACGGTTACCACAGGAGGTATTACCATTGAAGGTAGTGGCGAACTTAACGTTGGTGGTGCTGCTACTATTACAGGAACTTTAAGTGTATCAGGAACAACCACTCTTATTGGTGATCTTAATGTTACAACTTGGTTGGGAGATTCTGGTGCTATTAATATCAATAGTGCAGATGCAGAGTTAAATGTTACAGCGGGTGCAATAAACATAACCTCTAGTGGTGCTATTAATATAGATACAGAAGAAGGCTTAGTTGTTTCAGCGGCTTCTGGTATGACGGTTACTGGAGGTATCAATGTTACAAGTGGTGATATTAATATTGGTGCTAGTGGTGATATTAATATTGCAGAAGGTGGGGATATTTTATTCACAGATACTGCTAAAATAGATATAAGTAGCACTTCTTTTAGAATTATGAAACAAGGGACGGGAGTTTCTGTTGATATTGGAACAACAAGCTCAAGGTGGGGAAGTTTTACGGCATGTTCAAATATTGCTATCATAGACAGCACAGGGATACTTTCTTTACTTAGCTCAGCTACTAATCTTTCAGGTGGTATATGGATGAGTTTACCTACTGGACTAAATGGCACTACAAGAGTTCCGAAAAGATTATACATTAGCAGTGGATTTGTGAAGGCGGTATAAATAATTTTTAAGGAGAAATAATGGAAAAGAATGAAATGTTATCAAAAGAAAAGTTAAAACAAACAGTAGAACAGGCATTAACACAGTATCTTCAGACGTTTTATCAAAACAATTTTCAGAACAAACTATCTGAAGAACTTTTAACTGGTATGGGTGTAAAAATGATACCAGAGATTATGAAAGCAGTAGACTCATGGATACCAAAAGAAGAAAATGAAACTAAGGAGGTTTAGAAAATGATTTATAAAGCTGGAACAGTACAGGTAACTCGTGGTTCCACAACCGTTACAGGTAGTAGCACAGAGTTCTCTAAGTTTGTCAGTAGCTTCAGCATGTTTAGAAGAACAGGGGATACCTCAACATATATTGTGAGCAGAGTTGTTAGCAATACACAATTGTTGCTGTCTACACCGTATCAGGGTACTTCTTATTCAGATACTAAATATTCAATCAACCCAGATAGAACCACAAACTTGGGGTTACCACTTTTGAGTCCAAGTTTACCAGACCCATCTTTCGTTGTGAATCAAGCACTCGAAAAGATTGACAAGAATGCTGGTACGTTTCTTGACTTCAATTCTTTATCAGAAATAACCTACTCAGGAGAGACTGGGTTTTACATAAGGGGTGATTACCACTCAGATGAACTGAAACTTGGAAGAGTTATAAAACTAATAGATAGTTCTGGGGAAGTAACATCATATGACTACGTTGACGACAACTCTTTCTTCAGTGCAGACATATCAATAACACCATCTGGACAAAACGTATACTACTCAGGTGAATCAGGTGCTGAAGAACAGATAGTACAGTGGGATGTGCTGTCAAATAAAAACACAACAGGGTATGTCTTTGTAAATACCATTGACACCTCTACGAATCTTATCGTGGTGTCAGGAGAAAAGATTGGTTCAGCTTGGAGTGCTGATGATGAACTTCGTTGCTACGGTCATACCATGGGGTTAGGTGAGATAGATACAGGTCTTACGACAACAACAGTTCCACTCACAGCCGTAAGTGGTGAGTCGTTAGATGTTACAGAGTTTAAAACAGACGACCTGATATATAATTACCAACGTAACAGTTCAAGATCAATAATCGCTGGAGAGGTTGCAAGCATTACTACCGCTACTTCTACTGATGACTGGGTTGTTGGTGATACAGTTTATACGGTGAAGGCAGACATTACCGTTGCCACACCAAACATGGACACAGACGTTGACACTATTGAGTACGGAGCACAAAGTCAAATAGGAACAGACTCAGTTAAGAAAGATAACATAGATTTTGGGACGGGTTCAGACCAAGTTTGGGCAGATGACATTCCAGTTTCTGCGAGTCCGTTAAGTGCTACCAACACTAACGATGCTATTACAGAAGTTAACACAGCCTTCATTAACCATACAACAACAGGTGAAGCACATCTTGGAAACGATGTTCACTTTTTAGACGATGGACAGGGTGCTAACGTACTAACCTCTATCCACATGCAAGATGCTGTTAATGAAATCAAAGGATTAATAAACGTAAGTGACTTTGTTTCGGGTTCTGTTGATTCTTCTGAAGATGTTGAACAGTTTTATTCTTCCACCTTTATTAACTACCCAGACGCATTTATGAACAGCGGTGAACGATGGTGTAGAATGGAGACGGGTACTAACTCTGGTTACGTCAGAAAGATTGACAGCTTTGATAACCTAAGCGGTGAGTTTAATTTCGCAAGTGGAGAAGGCTTTGTTTATACCCCACTTGAAGGAGATGTGTTCTCTGTTATTTTAACATCACCATTAAGTAATCATAATACACTTTCAGGGTTACAGGGTGGTGCTATAGATGACTACTACCATTTAACCACAGCTTCTGTTACTAGGTTAGCTGATACTTCAGGTACTAATACGGGTGATGATGCAGGTCTTGAAAATGTAGTAGAAGACACATCCCCACAGCTTGGTGGTAATTTAGATGTTAATGGAAAGAATATAACTTCTACTGCTGGACTAGATATATCAATAGGCTCTAGTGCTGGAAATGATTTAACGGTTGATACAAGTAAATTAGTTGTTGAAGGAGATACTGGTAATGTTGGCATCGGGACGACTTCCCCGGAGGAAGCATTACATTTAAAAGATGGTTTTCTACAAGAGATAAAATCAAATCCTGTGTTAGCAGGTAGTTTAATTGACTCAACTAATATGGATAGTGCCT